AGAGACTTGAGTACCTTGTTTCAGGTTTTGACAAGGCTCGCAAAGCTGGAATATTTTTACCGAACACAAACAACTGCCAATATAAATGCGGATTGACAGCACACTGTCAGTTCTCAACGAAGATAGGATAACAAATGGAAGAATGGAAACTGCAAGTATCATACAAGACACCTGCTGGTGACATGATTAACGTCCGCGCTAACACCGCTGACGAACTAAGCGTGTTGCTTGAAGGTGTTGGCGACTACTCAACACAAGTTGCAGCAGTGCAACGATTGGTTGTTGGTGCCTACAATGCTGCCCCTTTGGGGACCACGCCTTCAACTCAAGGCACATCGCAATCCACTTACTCCGCTCCCAGCCAGGGGCAGGGTCCGTCACTTACACCTCCGCCAAGCGCGATTACGCCAACGGGACAAGCGAGCCCGACGTGCGTACACGGAGCGAGAATCTTCCGACAGGGAGTGAGCAAAGCGAGTGGGAAGCCTTACGCTTTCTGGGCATGCCCAACCCCACAGGGGACTCCAGACCAGTGCAAGCCAGTAAACTAAAACGTTAATGAAGGAACGCAGCTACCGACGTACACCACAGAAGTGGCTGCGTTCTTTCTACAAAGAAGGGAATGAATCAGGATGCGTACACTTGTCCGCTCAGTTGGTCGTTCCAGTATTGGTGGAGAACCGCTCCCTAGTTGCTTTAAGGCATTCGAAAGTAACAAGATTATCATTAGGCGCTCTGAGGTTTCGATGTTTGCAGCAGCACCAGGAGTTGGAAAGTCCACACTAGCACTGGCACTTGCACTTAAGATGAAGGTGCCAACACTTTACATCTCGGCAGATACCAACGCACACACGATGGCTATGCGTTTAGCCTCAATGATTTCAGGTAAGTCACAGACCGACGTTGAAGCATTGATGAACACAGACCTAGGTTGGACCAAGGCAACACTTGCTAAGGGTTCACACATTGTCTGGTCATTTGAATCAGCACCGACGCTTCAAGATATTGATGAAGAGGTGCAAGCATTCGAAGAACTATGGGGTTGCCCCCCAACTTTAATTATAGTAGATAACTTAATGGATGTAGCCACCGATGGTGGTGAAGAGTTTGCATCAATGCGTGCAATCATGAAGGAGTTGAAGTATCTTGCCCGTGCAACGAATGCTGCAGTTGTTGTCCTTCACCACACAAGCGAAGCGGTCCAAGGCTCTCCGTGCCAACCACGTTCGGCTATACAAGGCAAGGTTGCTCAACTTCCTGCTCTTATATGTACCCTCGGCGTTGTTGGTACTTCTATGGGTGTTGCGCCTGTTAAGAATAGATACGGTAGAGCTGACGCAGGGGGAGGACTCATGACATGGGTTGCTTTTAATCCTGAGTACATGTTCATTGATGATATTCCAGAGAATGTGTAATGGAAAAAACATTAGCAGTTCATCTAAAAGAATTACGTGAAGAGATAGCAAAAGATATTGAAAGGCACATACCTCATGGTGATATGTGTGACATTACAATGATATATTTACAGGCAGTAGCAATAGTTCGGGGTAAATATAAATGACAACCCGTAAGTCTCACAAGGTTAGAGGAGCAACATATGAAACAGACATTAGAGACTGGTTTCGAGCAAATGGATACGATTCTGAGCGACTTGCTCGAACAGGTGCAAGAGATGAGGGCGACGTTGTTGTCCGCTCAGACTTCCTTGGTAGCATTGGCGTTATCGAATGTAAAGCACCAGGGGCAGGCAATGCCATTGACCTTAGCGGTTGGTCGAGAGAGGCACAAGTTGAAGCAGGACATTATGCGGAAGCAAGGGGGCTCGAGCGTGAGTCCATCCTCGCAGCAGTACTTATCAAGGCTAGAGGAAAGTCAATAGCAGATTCATATTTAGTATTACGATTAGGAGATATCTTCGGTGAATGATTTGCCCAGCATCAAGGCTGTGCTAGAGCACTACGGTGCCAGCGTACGTCGTGACCATGGGCAAGCAAACCTTAAGTGTCCCTTTCACAGTGACTCACATCAGTCAGGTACAGCTAACTTAGATGAGAACTTATTCGTATGCTTTGCATGTGGTGTACAAGGAAATAGTTTACAAATCATAGCGAGACAAGAAGGGTGTGACATACGTGGGGCAGCAAAATTCGCAGAAGGAACTCTTGGGCATAGCGTCGAGAAAGTACCAGGAAAACATATCTCAGGCAGAAGGTTACCTTCGAAGCAGGGGTATAACTCTGGAGGTAGCACGATTGGCACGATTAGGCGTAGTCGCGGAGCCTGAACCAGGACATGAACAGTACCTAGGAAGACTTAGCATACCTTACATTACTAAGACTGGTATCTCTGACATTCGCTTTCGCTCACTTAACCCAGCAGTTGAACCAAAGTATATGGGTATGGTAGGTGCGGATACAAAGATGTACAACGTATTAGATATTGAACGAGCAGGTGATTGGATTGGAGTATGCGAAGGTGAACTCGATACCCTTACTATGTCTCGTTGCGTTGGCATACCTTGTGTTGGAGTACCAGGTGCAAACAGTTGGAAGAAACACTACACACGTTTGCTCGCTGACTTCGAACGAATCTTTGTATTCGCAGATGGTGATGGGCCAGGTAGAGAATTTGCAAACAGTTTGGCTCGAGAGTTGCCAGTCACCATTGTTGGATTCGGTGACGGGGAAGATGTTAATTCAGCATACACCAAGTATGGCGCAGGATTTATTAAAGAGAAGATGGGATTAACAAATGAAGAATAAGATTAATCCGTGTCCTGATTGTGGTCAACAGTTTGACAATGTATTTGAGGCAACAGACCACTTGCTAGAAGATGAAGATGAGTTTGACCCAGCATTAGTGTTGCCTAATGGCTATCGCCTTATGATTGGTTCATTGTTACGTTGCATGTACCGATATGCGCATGACCCTGAACAGGTAAAATCAATCACACAGGATACCTACATGACATTATTTACAGCGGAAACGCAACCAGATGTAATACTAGATGTGATTGAAGATATGATTGTTGGCTCTAATATGGTGGGAATTGATGACGAACTTAAACAACTACTCGAAGGCGGAGGCTGAAGAGATATGGCAGATTATCCAATACGTATCAGGACTGGGATTGAAGATAGAGTCATATCAGAAGCAAGGCGGTCAGCTAAAGATAACCTTAACAATCCCTCTCTTGCACGTGAAGTCCATCTAGAGGTGCACTTGAGCAACACAGTCAATGAACTTTCTGACTTGTTGTTAAGCAAACATAAGGATTATGGTGCTAAGAATATTTCGCAAGCCCCTGGTGGGCCTATCAATGGCTTGCGTGTACGGATGCATGACAAATTGGCACGCATCAGTAATCTAGTCGATAGTGGTGCTGACCCTCAGCATGAATCATTGGAAGATTCATTCAAAGATATGGCTAACTATGCAATCATTGGATTGCTAGTACTACGAGGACAATGGGATAAATGAAACTACTTGACTTATTCTGCTGTGCAGGTGGAGCCTCTAAAGGCTATGCCTTAGCAGGGTTTGAGGTAACTGGACTTGATGTTAAGCATGGTAAGCGGTATCCATTCACTTACTTACGCAGAGATTTTAATACTGTTACACTTGCTGAGCTGCAGGAGTATGATGCAATCCATGCGTCACCCCCATGTCAGACTCATAGCATAACCAAACATCTGCGGGAAGCGCAGGGTGGGACGACATCTAAGTTAGATTTACTTGAACCAGTACGACAACTACTGATTGAATCAGGTAAGCCTTATGTAATTGAGAACGTCAAGGGTGCTCCGCTTGTTAACGCAATTCAGATATGTGGCTCAGCTTTTGGCTTGAAGGTACGCAGGCATAGATTGTTTGAGAGTAATATTAAACTCGAAGGCACGAAGTGTAAGCACAAAGAACAAGGCAAGCCCGTTGGTGTGTATGGTGCGATGAATGATAACCCTCAGGGGTTAGACAAAGCAACAGGCAAGTATGTCTACGGTGGTACAACTGCTAAGACTATTGAAGAAGCACGTAGTGCTATGGGAATTGAATGGATGATTTGGGGTGAACTAGTAGAGGCTATACCTCCAGCGTACACAGAGTACATTGGGAAACAACTGATAAAGGAGTTAACTAATGACAAACAAGTCATCGTTTGATTTGGATTTTGGGTACGGACGTAAGGGTGAACAGTTAGTAGATGAGTTGCTTACTGGTGGACGTACAGTAGAAGTAAAGCGTGACCGCAAGTGGGCTAAGACTAACAACCTATACATTGAGACCGAGTGTTTCTTCAAGAAGATTGAGGACTGGGCACCATCAGGGTTGGGTGTAACTGAGGCTTCTTACTGGGCGTTCGTGCTTGAAGATAGCACACTCATTGTGCCGACAGATGCATTGCGTTATGCAGTCAAAGAGTTTGGTCGAGAGATTACTTGTAACATACCACCAAATCTTTCTAAAGGTTTCTTGATTACAGTAGATGATTTAATGTCAGCGACACGACTATACAAGAAGGCAAAGGCAAATGAACTGGCAACAAATTGAGCCGTGGGAATATGTAATCGTAGCGGTGGCCTCTGAGTATCATCGCAAGTTTGACATGGTTGAACTCGAAGATATCAAGCAGAGTTTATACGAGTGGTTTGCTAAGCACCCTAACAAGGTGGCTGAGTGGGAGAAGATAGGTAATAAGGACGCAAAGAACCTTATCTATCGTAGCCTACGTAATCATGCATTAGATTACTGTCAGAAGTGGAAGGCAAAGAGTACTGGATACGACGTGTCAGATGTATATTACTATGAGTCAGATGTTGTAGAAGCATTGCTTCCTTCTGTCTTACGTGGTGAGTATGGTGTTACTCATAAGTTAAACTTGGGTAGACCAGGGCGACCAAGTGCGCCATCTGAAGGTGGAAATCTATCTGTTATGATGATGGAGATAGACTCCGCATACTGGAAGTTGAGCAAAGAGGACAGAAAGATACTCTTCTTCCGATATGCAGAGTCTATGGACTACAAAGAGATAAGCAATTACTTATCACTAGGTAGTGATGACGCAGCACGCATGAGAGGTAACAGAGCCGTCAAGCGACTGGTCAATAAATTAGGTGGGTTCAGACCATTCCTAGACAAAGACCTTCAAGAGGAAGTAAGTGAAACCCCAGACGAATTTGTAGAATCCGAAGAGCGCAGCCATGATGATGAATGGGAACAAGCAAGCGAGGATAGTCTCTAGTATTTTACTATTCATTATCAGGACTATACTCTTTATCAAAGTTAGTCTCTGAATCTATCATCTCCTGTACCATACCCTCTAAGTCCAGCTCTGCTGGGTCAACATTCAATGCTTCCCCATTTACATTGTAGAACTCTTCAATCTCTTTCATACTAGCAAATTGAAACTCATCATTGGTTGGCTCACATGCTGAGCAACCACCGTTCTCACATACTTCACATACCATTGTTATCCTCCTGTTGAATAGAATCCACTGCCATTAAACTTGACAGGTGGTGCACTGTACACCCTTACCATTGGCTCATTGCAACTGTCGCAGTAAGGTACGATTTCATCATCGGTCATACCCCTACTGATTGTAACAATGCTTGAGTCAACTTCACATTTGTATTCATAACTGGACATATTGCCACTCGCTTCCATCAGTTGTGTAGATACCGCTACAGGTTCTGCATGTATAAGTATTGTTACTCCAACTGTAGTTAGGTCTACATGGGTGACCTGCTAATAAATCCCATCCAATTAACGTAAGTAGTTGAGGTGAGCGCAGACCCACGCTTGCTGGTGTGTTAATCAGTACTGCTGATTGAAACCAACCATTAACATTAGGGAAGATGACAGAGTGTTCTGTAACCCCATTGTTAGAATTAGACCTGTATGCTATCTCATTAGCAGGTGGCATAACTCTCGCAGGGGCTCTGAATGGGTGCTGTTGAGGTGTACCTGCCTCGCGATAAGACTCTCGTGCACGCTGAAATATTTGTGAGTCAAAGTCTAATAACCCACGCATTTCCATCTCACGTTCACGCTTCTTTATTACTTGGTGCAAGAACTCAGCCATCTGTTACCTCCTCGCTTGGACTGGGAGCTGTGGCCAAGGTGCCACATACTACACATTCCATTGTCTCTGTAAACCACATACCTATATTCCCCTCTTCATCGAACATTACCTTGACTAGCCATAACTGCGAGCCACAAGGACATACCGTGGTTGGTTCACCACGAATGTCCATTGACTCTGAATAGTCATGACTAATATTATCTATGTGTTCACTCATTAGTAGTTACCATTCCTTTTCCAATGTTGCCATGCGTCACATGGTGTGCCGTATCTGTAGTAAATATAATCCAGCCCACGCTCTATCTGTCGTGGTGCTGGTGTGTCAGGGTCAAGCCCCAACAGTTGTGGAATCCCACCCGCGTTCTTCCCCATTACACGGATAGGATTGAAAGCTTCAGGATTCCATGCGGATTCCTTGCCCCACAATCTGTTGAGACATGACCATTGGTCATCTTGCCACTCGCTGAGTTTATCTCTAGCGTATGCCTTGCTATCTTCCTTACTCCAAATGACTTGCACGACTTTGTCTGTTGTGTTCGTGGCTGTCTTTGAGTTGTCGGCTAATAGCAGGGCTACCACTACGAGCAGTAAGAATGTTAGTGACTTCATTACATTGTCGTCCTTACTCTTTGTGCAAAGTTAATCATAGACCTGCGATTGTTCCATGTCAATGAAACATCTGCAAGTAGGACGCGCTCACCTGGTAGGCTACCGCCCCAAATACCATTATCTAAGTTCTCTCTTTTCATACCCTCGTTAAAGCATTCAGCCTTAGCAGGGCATGCATTACAGATAGTCAATGCAGTCTTTACATTAGCAATACGCTGTTTGTATTCTGCGGTATCCACATTGGTATGTGAATGCTCTCCGTCGCTGTCGATAGACTCGCTGAACCATAGGTCAGGGTTCTCATGACCTGTGCATAGACCTTGCATTGTATCTCCTATCTCTCTAGTGCTATCTCTATCATCTCGTCGAATTCTTCGTCGAGTTCTTCGTCATCATCATACCCTAATGCTATGTCGTCGTCAAGTGGTGGCTCGTAACTCATGTTATCTCCTTAGTGTAGTGATGGTTGGTAGATAGGTACTACAGTAGCATTGACCAACTTGCTGCCGAATGCCGTTGCTTCTTGAATGCTAGCAAACACGCCGTATAGTATGCGTTCACTATCTACTGTAGTTAGCGTAACAAATCCAACAGGTGGCTGTTCGCTACTGTATTCAAATCCTTCTACTGTTACTGTACTCATAGTGTGTCCTCTCTGTTAAGTTTAAGGTGAGTAGTTTCAAGTCATACTCAGGACAGAGTGTTAGGGTTGAAAGATTACATCTACATAACCGTTTAAGCGGTAGTCTGTAGCAAGTAATCCTTTCTTACCTGTAAGGTGCTTGAATGTGCCGTCTCCCATTGAGACCCACATTGACTTAGCCTTGAAGCGGTTCTGCACTTCTTTAGCCTTTAGGATAGTACCCTTAGGTACGAAATCTGACGAAGCTGCAGACTCAATGTTAGCCTCTAGTTCGTCAGCGATGATACGAATTTCCTCAACTAAGTTGAAGAGATTTGTGGTTGTGGACATTTGTTACCTCTCGTGTTGGTGTTACTCTGCATACACTTTGTATACAGAATTTTAGTATGCGAACAAGTCGTAGTCTTTACGAGTTGTCCACTTGCTAGTGCTTGGAGTGTAGCACATACAGTTATGCACTACATCTGAGCAATCGAAGCATAGCGTACATGTTGGGCAGTAGTACGGATTATCATTGAGGCTTACCGTTTCCATGCAGTACGGACATAATTCCTGCAGCTCTGAGTCATCTAAGACTTCAGCAACATCTGCCCATTTCGACATGTCGTACTCATTATAGGTGGTGAGTACTACTGGCTTGGCATAGACAGTACGCTTGTGACTCTGATTAGACCACCAAATACCTTCGTTATCCCATGTGCCTAAGTTCTCATTGACTAGGTACATAGGATACTTGGCGGTGGTACTGGTCGTGAGTATGGCAATCTTGTTACCACTAGCCCACTTGGAAATCATGAGCCAAATAGTATCATCATCTAGTGCATTGACACCACCTAGTTTAGGTAGCGTGTCCTCTGCAAAGACTCGTGTGTCTGAACGGCGGTCGCCGTGCGGGATAGCAACATCTAACACACCATTGTGTGCTAGGTATGTGCCTTCATCATCACCTACTTGGAATGGGTGACAATTCTGTTCGTTCTTTACACCATGTGTGGCGTATCGTGCATGCCACATGGCATAGCCGTTAGGATACTGCTCTCGCAGCTCCATGAAACGCTTGATAGATTTCTTTGCAGACATACTGCGCTCTGAGATAATCTTATCACCAGCGTGTATTGCGAAGCCAAAGCCATGCGGATTAGCGCAAGCACCAGCGTGCAAATCTGATTTACTTGGTGTGGAGTTTGGCTCACACACTACGAGTATGCACATAGTATCCTCTCTATGCTTCCATTAGTTGTCGGTTGGTTATACTTGTGCTTGCAATCTTAGGCAAGCGCGTGTATAGGTCAGGGTATAGTCCATTGTTATCTCTGACATAATCAGCGAACCAATCCCATGTGAGTGCGCCCAGTTTTACATCATCTAAGCGTAACTCTCTCGTGTATTCGACTATTGCTTGTGTCAGGTCAAGCGCGGATAGCACCCCGCTAGGGTTCATAGTACCCCTAAAGAAGCGCAGCTCCAGCGTATCCCTGTTCTGTGTATTGACCGCAGAGTATCTCTCTGAGGAGTTGCGTTGTGGATTTCCTGTCTTGTGCTTGAAGGACATGACTGGCTTGTCATACTCATCAAACTTATAGCAATCATTGAAGCGTGCGAAGTCGGTCTTACGACCTGCAAACTTCATCATCATCTCACTATTGTGATAGATGAAAGCAATAAAGCGGTGCGTGTGTGCCCCACTATTGAACCCTGCACGACTCACATGAATGTGCAGTCCGCAAGTCGTGGTATCCCATGACCTAGCGTAGTGGTCTGTACGCAGTTTATCTATGGTAGCCCATAGTAACTTAGAGTTATCTCTGTACTCTGTATGAGAGTGTGGTTGAGTAACTAATTCGAAGCCTGAGTATCCGTCTCGACCTATACTAGCGTCAGATTTAAGGATAGCGATAGGGTCGAGTGCAGTAGAAGCAAATCGTGCAGCTTCCTGCAACTCATCATTGGTACTTCTAATCTCCATCTCTAACTCGAAGCCCATGTAAACACCTTTTCTGGAGTGACCCTTGAAGGTGAGATTAGGCTTGCATGAATAGTTATGGATAAAGCCACGACAACCGCAAGGCTGGCGTACGCTACCGCTACCACCACTACACTCGCACTCGTTACCGTTCATGCGATACTCGTCACAGTCCTCGCAATAGTAACACTCTGACTCATAGCATGACTCGCAGTAAGTACTATCCTCTACATAGTAGTTAGACCAGTAGTCGGGATAAGACTCGCTACAACCTTCGCAGTAGAATGTATTGTTCTCATAGCATGGAGTACACCATAGACCACGACCGACTGCGTGAGTGTCGTCTCTGTGTGTAGTAGTCGAGCAATTCTCACAATGCATGGCACACTCTGAGCAATAGATACTATCGTCATTAGTTAGTGCGTCATCATTAGCCATGAGTTCGTTGCATGACTCGCAATAGAGTGTGCAATCTGCACACACTATGTCGCCGTCAGACATTGTGCGTTGGTCATCTACATCAGAGATTATCCCTGAGCAGAACGCACAATTTATTGCAGCTTCATCAGACATAGGCTTACCTATCTCTATACTCTAGCGGGCTTTCCGCTAGTGTGGTTATCTATAATAGCATTAACAATCTTAGAACGCAATTCCTCGGTCTCTATCACTAGAACCTTGAAGTCGTTGCGCTGGTGTGTGTCTTGGGCTTGGCGTAGTGCCATGCGAATGACCTCGACCTCTCTAGGTGTCAGGTCTAACAGTAGATTATCGGACATTCTTACCGATAATCTCTCGAATTGTGTGCGAGATTTCCTCGTTAGCGTGGCGGTTTGCCATAGCCTTACGAAATGCGTCAAGCATTACGGCATTGAGTTTGTTATCGTGCATCATAGTAGCCCTCGTATCTGCGCAATCTGCGCTCTAATACATAGACCCTGCGAAACGCGATGATTAGCATAGTATTGCATGAGATTAACGCAATCAGTACGGCGAATAAATCGCCATTAGATAGCACCATTTCATGTCTCCATTCTAGTCAATTCATGCGGGTTTGCATGAGTGCCACGCTGGGTCATGAACCCTCGTAGCCTATCGCTAGGCGTGGCTAATCTTAATTCGCGTCTAGGTGTATTGAGCCCATTTCGCGCATGAGTTTATCCATGCGTTCTTGCAGCTCGATAGCCTTGTGGTCTTGTGGTCGTACGGCATGCGCTTGCTTGTGCTTGCGCTTGGTTTGTGGTGCATGTGGCTTACCCTTGCGAGCGCGTGGCTTGCGAGGTTTGGCGGGCGTGGCGGGAATTGTGAAAGTCTCGCCATTAGGTTTGGTTATTGTGACCTCACTAACGCCATGCTTAGATTGAACCCATGCGCGGGTTACTCTAGGCTTGCGTGGTGTGGTGGTGATTGAACCCATAATTTAATTACCCTTCTAGTCGGTTTGGCTTGCGTGGATAGGCGCAGGTTTCCCCACGCCTACCCGCGAACCCTTGTTGAACCCTACATAGGTTCAACTCGGTTTCGATTTATTTCAATTTATCGACTAGCGAAAATCATGCCTCCCGTTCGCCATTCTCGCGGGTTTCGGGTATCCTCAACCTTAGAGAAAATACAGACTAATTAGGTCTAATTTTCTAGGGCGGAAATCTCTCGATTTCCTTCCGACTGCCTTTCACTACCGAGTGAAACTAGGTACTAATCGGATACCCGATTTTCCACTAACTCGGTGAATGACGCTTGCTCACCCTTACAACACGAACAATAAACTAAGCCAAGCTGCAACACAAGCCCAAACAAGGGTTTTTGGAAAGTTTTTTTGTGATACTCGTCACACTTAGCTTGTGATTTGGGTCACACTTTCAACTTTCCCCGCGTGTCGGTTTGACTACTGCAGCTCGGAATGGTAGGCGATTACTAAACTAGGACAAAACGGACATTCCCTGCACCTACCATGAAACCGCCCGAATAGCCAGCATTTCCCCTTGTGATACTCGTCACACTCTCACAGTCGCAGCTAACCTGAGAGTTACCTGAGAGTTTCCTGAGAATTATTATAGTGCCCTCAAGTCTGAGAATTAACTGGGAGTTTCCTGAGAGTCTACTGGGTCGGGTGGATAGTCGGTATGTAGTTAAATCTATTTGTACCCTTATCTCTTTATCTATTTGTCGACAAATCGACATTATGACCCCATAACTTTAATTTTTGCTAGGCAGGGGGTGTATAGTATCTCCCTAAAAATTTCTGTTATATCATTATACCCCCTGCTAGATAGGTCAGTTACCCCCCTATATATAGCCCTGAACAGGGCTTATAAAAATATATTCACTTTGGTTGTTCGTTTTTACGATTTGAACAGGTTATCTTATATGTATAGAAATACATATTCGGAGTCGCTCCGTTAAGACTCCGCGACTCTTATATATTATATAATATATTATAATATGGGGAAGTTCTGCCGTTAATCGGCCAGCGTTAAATGACTGTAAATAGGGGACAAGCTGATGGGTAGAAAACCTGGGATTCAGAATATCCCTAAGCGCGAGGCGCAAGAAAAGGCCTTGCAGCAACTGAGCCAAGGTAGCACAATTACCCAGGCTATGGCCTCTGTAGGCCGCTCAGATGTGGCATTTCGCCAATGGTCAGCAACAGACCCTGAGTTCAAATCCCGTGCCGAGGCTGCTCGCCTCGAGGGTAAGGGTGTTAAGACTGACCTGAAGGAACTAGGGGATATTTCCTTTCCTGACTTCTCTGAGCAGTTCCTAGACACTAAACTCTTTGACCATCACTTTGACTGGATAGACCTGATTGAGGGCCGTGAGCCGCGCTGGTTAGACCCAGCCATGACCTACGAGCCAGGAGCTGCCAACCGTGTTCTTATTAACGTACCGCCTGAGCATGCTAAGAGTACAGTTATTACGATTAACTATGTCCTTTATAAGATTGTTACCAACCCCAATGCGCGGGTCATTATCGTATCTAAGACTCAGGGTATGGCTCGCAAATTCCTTGGCGCAATTAAAACAAGACTTTCCCACCCAGCCTTTACGAAACTTCAAGTAGCCTTTGGGCCTAACGGAGGATATAAGGCAGACTCAACACAATGGTCTGCCGATATGATTTACCTGGGTACAGGACGCGATTCTGGTGAGAAGGACCCTACGGTCCAAGCCCTAGGAATGGGCTCTCAGATTTACGGTGCTCGCGCTGACCTAATTATAATCGACGATGCTGTCATGGGCTCTAACGCTCACGAGTGGGAAAAGCAGCTCGAGTGGATTCAAAAAGAAGTTATTACCCGCCTTGGGCGACATGGTAAATTAATTATCGTTGGCACTCGAGTTGCACCAATTGACCTATACAAGATGCTCCGTGACCCTCAACAGTGGTCTGGTGGCAAATCACCCTTTACTTATTTTGCAATGCCTGCCGTACTTCAGTTTGACGAGAAGCCTGAAAGTTGGAAGACGCTGTGGCCTAAAACCACAATGCAGGAAAACGAGATTGACGAGCCTGATGAAACTGGTTTATATCCTAAGTGGGACGGACCCTCGCTCTTTACGCGCCGCTCTGAAGTTGCGGCATCTGTCTGGGCTATGGTCTACCAACAAGAAGACGTCCAGTCCGATTCCATATTCGCGCCAGCAGCAGTTGCAGGATGTGTTAACGGTATGCGAAAGCGTGGACCGCTTAAACCTGGTACTCCAGGACACCCACCCAAAGCAGGCTCAACCTACACAGTAATTGGTTTTGACCCTGCCGTATCTGGACGTTCAGCATTTGTAGCCGTAAGTCTTAATCGAGATGACGGTGCAATCTATGTACTTGACTGTGTCAACATGGCAGACCCTACTCCTCAAAAAGAGAACGCTCTAATTCGTGAGTGGGTCGAGAAGTACAACCCTCAAGAGTTTCGTGTAGAAATCAACGCACATCAGAAGTACTACGCTATGGACACTGACCTGCGTAACTATCTGGCTACCTACGGCTGCCAGTTAAACTCACACTTTACTGGTAAGAATAAGTGGGACACATCTTTTGGTGTAGCATCTATGTCTAGCCTTTTTGGTACTATACATGATGGTCGTTACCAAGACAATGGTTTAATCGAACTACCAAGTAATGAAGGTTCTGAGGGACTTAAGTCTCTTGTACAGCAACTCATTACTTGGAAGCCAGATACCAAGAACCCCACTGACTGCGTTATGGCTTTATGGTTTGCCATTATCCGTATACGTGAGATGATGCAACAAGGTACCAAGATAGGTCAGTACCAAAACAATCGGTGGGCAACTCGTGCTCAAATGAATCAACGCCTTGCAGTAAACCTCGATGAGATGTTTGCAGAGCAGTGGCAAGAAAACTTTGGATAAGGACAATAATGGCACTACCAATTGCAGCAATAGTAGCCGCGGCGAGATTAGCCCGCGCTGCACAAGTAGCAACAAGAACTGCCTCTGGTATTAAGACCGCCAAGACTGTAGAAAAAATTTATAAGGAAGGCTCTGCCCCTCCAATTATAAGCGCTCCAACAAAGAGCCAATCACAGATTAATGCAGAAGGCATTGCTAAAGCAAAAGAAGCATTAAAGATGCCAGCTAAAGGAACTTCAGCTGCAAAGAATGCTGACGAGGCACGCAAACGTGCGACAGAGTCTCAATTATACAAAAGTAGAATTAAGGGTAAATAATGGCATTAACAATAGAGCAGGTTACGGCACGGGTTGACTCTCTGCGTTATCGTAATCACGAACGTGATGCGCGTAACCTTGACGTACTTGCCGTCCGTAAAGGAAAGATTGCTCAGGTATATCCTAACTTCTTTCCAGAGGGCGTTGATGCAAACGTAGTAGCAAATTTTATTGACATTGTTGCTCGTGACTTATCTGAAGTTATGGCTCCGCTTCCAGCGGTTAACTGTTCTGCAGCCAATCAGGTATCTGATAGGGCACGTAGTTTTGCTGATAAGCGCACTCGTATTGCCTCTAACTATTTCCAAAACTCAGACCTAGCAGTACAGATGTACTCAGGTGCTGATTGGTATATCACATATGGTTTCGTCCCGTTCATTATTGAACTAGACGATGAAGCAAAACTGCCACGTATTCGCATAGAAAATCCAATTGGGGCTTACCCAGAATTTGACCGCTATGGACGCTGTGTGGCATTTGCTAAACGATACTCTATGACACTTGGTGAACTGGTATCTCAGTTCCCAGAGTATGATAGAGAATTACTTGGACCAGATGGTTATAGACAAGACCTTAATACACAAATTGAAATGATTCGTTATTACGACAAAGACCAATCTATAATCTATGTACCGCGTAAAAACAACCTAGTTCTTTCTGAAGCTGTTAATCCGCTTGGTAAGATGATGGTTGTTGTCGCACGTAAACCTTCTATTGATGGCGAACTCCGTGGACAGTTTGACGACGTACTTGGTATCCAGTTACTTCGTAACCGATTTGCATTACTTGCAATGGAAGCAGCAGAAAAATCTGTACAGGCACCTATCGTACTTCCACAGGATGTGCAAGAACTACAACTTGGTGGCGACGCTGTTATTCGTACAGCTAATCCAGCAGGCGTACGCCGCGTAGAGCTTAATATTCCAGCAGGTGCATTTACTGAACAAAACTTGCTCAACCAAGAATTGCGCGTTGGCGCACGCTATCCTGAATCACGTACAGGAAACATTAGCCAATCAGTTGTTACTGGTCAAGGTGTTCAGGCTCTTATGGGAGCCTTTGATACACAGGTTAAATCTGCACAAGCAATCTTTGCTGCAAGTCTTCGTGATGTAATTAGTGTTTGCTTTGAAGTTGATGAAACAATTTTCCCAGAAGAAAAGACAATTCGTGGTGTTGACTCAGGTTCACCATATGAAATTACCTACAAGCCAACTAAGGACATCAAAAACGATTACTCTGCTGATGTCCGCTATGGCATGCTTGCTGGTCTTAATCCAGCACAGGGACTTATCTTTATGCTTCAAGCACTTGGTGGTGGGCTTATCTCCAAGGATATGGCAATGCGTGAACTTCCATTTACAGTTAACGTAACCCAAGAATTAGAAAAAATTGAAATCGAGAATATGCGTCAGTCATTACTCGGTTCTATTACTGCACTCTCTCAAGCGATACCGCAGATGGCTATGCAAGGCCAGGACGCTTCTGAAGTTGTGCGACAGATTGCGGCTGTCATTAAGGCACGCCAAAAGGGACAGGCACTAGAGGACGTCATTGAAGAAGTCTTTACGCCGCAGCCGCAACCAGTTCCTCCTGCTGGGGCCCAACAAGCGGTTGAGCAACCGTCCCCTGTTCCCGCTGGTGCTTCAGCAGGAGGCGCTAACCCTGAGATTGCTTCCGCTCCACCAGATATTATGAGCCTGTTGTCAGGCATTACAGGTGGCGGAACACCAACAGCAAGCGTGCGTTCAACGCGACGTTTATAAACTAGGAGGGGACAATGACAACAATCGTTGGTGTGCAACTAGAACACGGCTGTATCATTGTTTCTGATAGCCGAGTTGTTGCAAGTGGTAAAGTTTATACACATTCAGATATGGTAAATGCAGTTGAACGTGGAAGTTATATTATTAGTGGTGCTGGTGACTATCGTGCTCTGCAAGTGGTACTCCATGGGTGGACGCCTCCATTAGTTACAGTTAAAGCTAAAACAAACTTATACGAGTTTATGATTAATAAAGTAGTTCCTGCATTAAAAACTACTCTCACCGAAGCAGGAGTTAGTGTAAGTAAATCATCAAATGATGATGATAGTAAGTTTGAATTATATCTTTTAATAGCAATCAATGGAACAATCTTTGAGATTGATTCTGATTTTGCAGTTGGTATGAATAATACAGGATTTTATGGCATTGGCTCAGGTGGTGACTACGCAGTAGGCGCACTACATGCAGGTGCTAGTACATTAGATGCAATGAGAATTGCAGCAATTAATAATAATGAAACGGCTCCGCCGTTTAATATTCTTGAACAAGAAACTAAGTAGGAGGAAACATGGCAACTCAAGGCGGATATCGTAAGCCTGGCACCCCTGCTCCAGTTTCAGGTCCAGGTGCACTCTCACGTCGTACAGATGGAAGAGTCGCTGAGGGATTTGCATATGGAATGAATAAACAAATTAATGAACAAGCAGCTTCAGCCCCTATGGCCAAAGCTCCACAACCTAGGCCAGCTAGCGCATCTAGAATGATGAGCGCAAGTCCCTTGCCTGCAGTTACTCCCATTACTGCAGAAACAATGGACCCAAATGACCCTATTACTAATGGTGTCCCAGTTGGTCCTGGTGCTAATTCAATTCCTGGAATGCCTTCTGGTCCGACTCAAGACCCAGATATGAATATGATTCGTGACTACTATCCGATGCTTGAGTTCTGGGCTAGTCAGCCAGGCACATCACAGGCTACTAAAGATTATGTGCAATACTTGAGGACAATTATTTAATGAATCTTTGGGAGTATATTGGCAAGACGCAGAAGGTATTTAAAGATACCCCTGCTGCGCAAATTACATCACCTAACAGTACTAGAATTCCTTTTAGTACTGCATTCGATATTGCATCTAATCTACCTGCAAATCCTGGTGGATGGGACAATGATGACCTCGAGAAGGTAAGACAGGTTGCACTTAACACTGTATCTAAGGCAAACCCAGCCCTTGTTGGCGGAACAGTTGGATTAATTCTTGGTGGTCCAGTTGGTGCTGCGGTAGGCGCAGGCGGAGGTCTTGCAATTCAACAGCTTGATGAAGCAACTGATGGTGGAGCTACTAAAGTTTTACAAGCGGGACAAAAAAACTTTCGTTCTAACTATTCATTCTTGCGTAACGTAGCTGATGAAAACGTAGCAATGGGACTACTTGCAAGTCTTGGTTTTGTAGCAGGTGGTATTGCTGGTGGCTTTGCAGGTTTTGCTTTAGGTGGTCCAGCAGGAGCATTTGTTGGAGCAACAGCAGGCGCTAACCTTGCTGGTAAAGGTTTACGCGATACTTTTGAAACTGATTTAGGTGCAAGCATTTCAAAGACTTTAAACAAGTCTGCAAAATTTTCTGAGTCAGATGTTGGTCAAGAACGTTATAATCTTGGCCGTGATGTGGTTCACACGGCTGCGCAGATTACTGGAGCCCAAACCCTTGGCGAAACAAGCAAGGGCATTGGAGCCATTTCTTCTGGTCTTATTAATTTTGTTGCAGAGTTAGGTCTTGGACTAGATGTTGCTGCAGCAAAAGGTACAGGCCTTGCTATTAAAGGTACATTAAGAAACCCAATTGTTTCGCCTTTAACTCCATTTCAGAAAAAGATTTATGGTAAATCAGAAGCGGACCGTGTCGGTGCACGTTTGGCTGCAGATGTTGACTTAATTAAGCGTACAGTTGCTGGAGAGCAAACTGTCTATACACCAGTATTTAAACTTATTCGTGATAACGATGCAGCAACGCTTGGAAATCGAACAGGGTTTTCAAGTGGAAGCGGAAAACTTGCAGCTTCTCTTATAGCTAAAGAATCAGATGAAACAATTGGTTTGGTAATTCGTGTAGGACGCGGAGACCCAGATGCAGTAGCAGAACTTGCACTCAAGCGTGCTGACAAATTTGCAGAGTATACACGTTTAGATGATGCCATGGCCTACGTAAACAACAATGGTTTATTTTCATTGCAATTTAAAGGTCAAACTTTAGTACTTTCTAAGCGTTTTAAAAATAACGTTGCTCTTTTAGATGCAGAAATTGAAGCATTAAAGAAAGAAGTTGGTTGGCTTGATGATGCTTTAAGCATTGAAGGTGACCTTACTAATATAACCGTATCTAAATGGGCAATGGTTGAAAAAGTACGCAATGATTTTGCTAAAGAAAATGCTAGCAGAAAACTTGCTCTTGATGACAACCCTCAAATGGACACAGGATTAGGTAAAACATACCAATGGTTCTACCAAAAGAGTCCATTGTCACGTCCTATCCGTGGCCTAGACCGTCTAACAGATGAAGCCCCACGTCAACTCATTAATTACAATGAGCCATTTGCCGCAGGCATTAGAATGCAAACAAGCCTTCGTTCTGCTGAAAAATATGGCGCTTCAATTCCACAGGAAAACGTTCGTGTTTATAACAATTGGATGAAGGCCAGAACAGAGAACGAAAAAACTGCAGTTATTGACAATTATGTGGATACTGGCATGAAGTTAATGGCCGACAAGTATAACGTTGGCGTAGATATTATTCAATTTGCCATCGACAAGTACAACTTAACCCATAAACGTTTTAGAGATGAAGCTATTAAAGCACGCGAATTAAAACAGGGTTACATGAATGACCCTAATGACCTTGATGGTCCACTTCTTGCAGATGCTAAGCTTATCACCCAGCTAGCCAACGGTGCACTACTGCCTGATTGGAAGTTTGTAGATAGTGTCATGAAGGACTTTGTAAAACGTAATGGTGATACAACCAAGATTATTCGCAGCAAAGAAGGAGCATTGTTCCTAGCTGACGAGTTTAACAGCATGTGGCGTACAGGTACTTTGCTTCGTACTGGTTATCCAATCAACGTAATCAAAGACTCTTACATCCGCGCATGGGGAGACGGTGCCATTGCTGGCATGATGAAGTATCTTGCTCAAGATGTAATTGATTCAATTTCATCTAGCACAAATACTGTTAATCGAGTTAATCGTTGGGCTTTATCTACAACTAACTCTAATTACAATATGAAACAGATTAGAAACAATATTTCTTCACGTCAGCTACTTCTTAATGAGTATAACAAGTCTCTTCTTAAGGCAAAGTATGACGTTAACAATCCGCCAAAGGTTGTACCACTTGACTTAATTGATAACGTTCAGCGTTATAATGACCTTGCCAATAATATAGCAGCTCTTCGAGCGCAAGAAACTAGACTTGTATCTGGTGTAAAGATTAAGCCAGTAAGGGTCCGCAAGGTTACACTTGATGGAGAAGAATTTGAAAGCGCATTTGGTGGTCGTTTTGGGTCTATATTTAAACAGAACATTAATCAAAGGGATGACCTTCGTGCAGCGGTAGCTGGCATACGTGAACTAGAAGTTGAAACCTCACGCCGTGGTAGAAGTGGTGCAGCATCTATTCTGCCTACAGATGAGATACGTCACATGCAGTCTTGGGTACAAATTCTAAATGATAAACTACGTTTTGACCCAGTAGCAGAGCTTATTATGAAGGGCGCATCAAAGAAGGTTGTGCTTGAATGGTTCCGCAAGGGTTCACCAGAAGCAGTTGCCTATCTTGATAGATTCTCAGACAATCTAAGAGATGCACCAGTTGCATATGAACGTGCGAAATCAATGGTTGATATGTACGCCCCATCTCAAGCTTTGAGAGATTTGGTTACTAAGGACAAGTTGAATCTTTTAGAACTAAAGAAGCTATATCCAGACATTCAAACACGTCCGCCCGTATTTACTGACTTAGTAGAAGACATGCTTGGAAACAGTTCAATATCAAAGAACTTCCGTCAGGGTACAAAGGATGCTGTTGTTTGGTTATCTACACAACCGACAGCAAGACTAGCATTTAATCCTTATTTTAAGACTAAGTATGAGCAATCTTTGCAGACTCAGATTTGGTTGGCTAATGCCAGCGGAAAAAATATAAAAAATAGCCAGCGAGAGTTTGAAGCTAAGGCTCGTAACTTTGCACAACGAGAATTTGAAGAAAAACTAAACTCATTTCACCGTGATATGAACTACTCTGGTTGGGTAAACTACTTACTTGCATTCTTCCCTGCGGTTGTTGAACAGTTTGCCGCATATGCACGCATTACTATTGAAAACCCAAACTTTCTTCTTCAAAAAATGGCTATTTCAACCCTGCCTGAACGTCTCGGCGAAGTAGAAGAAGACTCTGCTGGCAATAAGTCTGTTCGAGTAAGTCTTGGATTTCTTGGTTTAGAATCACGCCTTCCAGTGGAATGGTTTAATCCAGATAACCCAACTGGTGGCAACATTCTTTCTGTGTCACCTATGGGTGCTGCTCTTGTCAACGAGTACGCAAAGCGAACACAAACAGAAAACTTCTTTACTGATGCATTGTTACCATTTGGTGTTCAACGCAACTCTCTTAACGCGCTGAATGTAAATACTGCTCGTCGACTATATCAGGTATGGGAAGCAGGATTCCTCAAGTCTGGCGAACAGTTCAATAAAGATGTTGATATGTTCCGTCAGCAACTCTCGTTTGAGTACGTTAAAGAAACTGGTAATAAGCCATCTGCTAAGAAGTATGAACAACAGTTTGAAGAAGCTCAAAAGCGTGCATTTTATCTATCGGTAATACGTATAGTAAGTGCTTACACTTTACCAGTTCAGGGACGTCTAGTAACATCAGTTACAGGTTATGTTGATATCTTTAACAAGTACCAGGATAAGTTTGGAGCTCAAGCTGGCGAAATGTTTTCTATGGACTATCCAGATGCCTGGATGTTTATGGATAGATTATCTGATTCTACATCAGGAATCAACGCAGATAAGACAGCAGCTGCTCTAGTAGTTGGTAATAAGCCATCTATTCAGAAAATTGTATCTGGTATTGGTATCGAAAATCTTACAGTTCTCGGCGCAATCTTTAATGATGATGATTATGCATTCTCTAGTGCAGCACAAGCTGTACTTCAAGATACAAAAATACCAGGCGCTGGTAATAAAAAGTTTCGCGACGTGTCCGATGCATTTGAGAATGGTCGTTCAGCTGTTGTTAGCAAAGGCTGGAAAGATTACTTTACTGTTGAACAAGTACTTAAAGATGAATTTGCTCGTGTTAGTCCAGCAATCAACCCTTATAAGGGGTATGGTGCCGCGGTATTAAAGCAGTACAAGAAAGCATTTGCTGATGCAGCCAAGAAAGATAACAATCTTTGGTGGCAAGAGTACAGTGCTCAATCAGGTGGTGGAGCGGGAAGTCGTCAGGCTGACACTGTAACCGCACTGACCATTGCGCTCAATGACGAAAAGCTTGGACCGATACTGCTGAAGCAACCAAAGTTCCATGCAGTTGCAGACTATTTAAACTATCGCAGAGAAGTAAACTCACTGCTTAAGAGAATGAATACTAGCTTTGATTCTCAACAAGCAACACAACTGCGAACAAAGGTAATGTTAAACGTCGCAAAACTTAGAGAATCAGATATAAACTTTGACAAGTTATATATCAGATATTTTGAAAACGATAAGTTTGACTTTGTATACGAAGAACCAGGAGACTAATATGGCTAAGACACTTGCAGAGGCGATAGAAAGTACACGACCAACTGTTCCAAAGCCAGCATCACCAAGTTCATTAGATGCCAAAAGAATTGAAGCAATCCTTAAGAGTAAAGATGTAAAGTTTACTCCACCAGATGGCACTACAATTGGTGCTGGAGACGAGCTGTTTGATTCTCTTAAAGAAGAACAAAAGAGACAACTTCAAAAAATTATGAGTAAACTTGGATATAAAGCTCAGGGAATTAATGAGCTAAAGACTTTGCTTGCCGCATGGTATCCTACAGTTTATGACTCTGCAACAAACTTTTCTCAATTATATACTTATCTAGCCTCAGACTATTTGCTTAGCGATGGTGATAAAGATAAAGATGCAAACTTACCTCAACGTGCTATTGGTTCGTACGACCCAACTGCAATTAAGGGTTGGATTGATGGTATCTACGTAAGCACGCTTGGTCGTGCAGCAACAGAGCAAGAACTTAATACACGTTTTGAAGAAGTAAAGCCATTGCTTGAGGCTGGTACTCTGACAACTTCAAAGAAGGAGTTCAACAAAGCTACAAAGCAGACTGAACTTGTTATTCGTACCGACAAAAGCTTTGACCAACCAGCAGTAGAACAAACAATTGAAGAGAAGTTAAAGCTTCTGAATCCAGATGATTACGACCGTCAGCAACGCATTGGCTTTTCTGACTGGCTATCCAAGAATGTGGCAGGTGCGTAATGGCAGTAACAGATTCAGCAGCAACAGCAGCCGCGGCTGCAGCACAAGCAACAGCAGATGCCGCCGCGAAATTACTAGGTGAGAATATATCTAATGCTTCCTCTTATGGAATCAGTGAAGCATTATTTAATGACCCAATCTATGGTGCTGAAATTAAAGCTATCTACGATTTGTTCAAGGCTAACAAGCCAGGACCCGCCCTAGAGGCTTTATTCAAGAGTAAGTATTACACTGAACTAAGCTCTACTGTGCGTAACCGCATGAAGATAAAGGCAGAACAACCAGGTCAGTATACTGACACACTAAATAAGTATAAGCTTTCAGCTCGTAAGCGCCTTGTAACTTCAGGTGTCAAGATTAACGAACAAGAGTTTGATAAGCTTGCTGCTACGGCATATGACCGCGGATTAGATGACAATCAGTTTGATGAACTTATTAAGTTTTCAGGCAAAATTACTGGTTTTGGTGGCAACATACTTGGAGACACTTCATCCCTTAAGTCATATGCTAATTCATTCGGTGTTAGCAAGTACTTAGGTGATGCTTACTGGAAACAAAAGTCTACGGATTTATTTACTGGTAATACAACAATAGAAGATATTCAGGCAGAGATTCGCACAACAGCAGCAAGTGCTTTCCCAGGATATGCAGACCAGATTAATAATGGAATCAGCGTTGATGCAATTGGTTCTTCCTACAAGGGAGCAATGGCAAACATATTAGAACGAGATGCTGATTCAATTACATTTGAAGACCCAATCTTACGCTCAGCATTGCAGTATATTGGACCTGACGGCAAGCCCTCGGTCAAACCTTTATGGCAATTTGAGAAAGAATTAAAGAGTCGTCCTGAGTGGGAATACACAAACAATGGTCGTGATACAATAGATTCATTGACACTTAGAGTATTTCAGAATATGGGGATTGCATAATGGCACAGACAGCAGCTCAGAAAAAAGCAGCGGCAGCTAAGGCTAAACTTGCTGCTGCTAAAAAAGAAGCAGCCTATATTGAATCATTTAAGAATCCAATTACTAGCCAGTATGACCCACGTATAGCAACAAATGCTGGTTATAATCCCGAGATGGCTGCGGCGTTTAGTGCAGCTGCAGGCAGAGGTCAAACACCAGCAGAGGCAAAGGCTGAAGCTGATGCTAAGGCTAAGGCTATAGCAGATGCGAAAGCAGCAGCAGATGCGAAAGCAGCAAAAGACAAAGCTGACGCAGATGCTAAAGCCGCAGAAGAGGCAGAGAAAGCTAGAAAGATAGCTGAAGAAGCAATCGTTGCAGCCAGAACAGCTGAAGAGTTAAAAAAAGCAAAGGCTGATTTAGAAGCAGCAAATGCCGCACTTGCAAAAGCAGCCCAGGATGCGGCAAATGCAAAGACGGCATCACAAGCAGCAGCCGATGCTGCAGCTGCTGCAACTAATATCAATAAAACTGGAAACACTACACTTCCTGCAGCAGGTACAACAGCAGCGGACTTAGCAGCCAAGATTGAAGCAGACAAAGCAGCAGCCCAACAGTTAGCAGATAGAACTGCAACTAGCAAAATGCTTAATGATAGATTTACAAAATATAACTTAGCTTCACTTATTCCGAAGATTAAAGAACTTGCAATCAATGGTGCCAACGAAGCAACAATTATGCTTGAGCTTCAAGAGACTGAAGAATATAAACAGCGCTTTAAAGCTAACCAAAATAGAATCAAAAAGGGTCTGGCTGTTCTAGACCCAGGAACATACTTACAGGTAGAAGATGGATATCGTCGAGTTCTCCGTGAGTACGGTCTTAAGCAGTTTGACACTGATGATTATGTATCTAAGTTTATTTCTAATGACATGTCGCCAACGGAGTTTTCTAACCGAGTAGTTACTGCAGTACAGCGTGTGCAAAACGCTGACCCAGCATTACTCAAGCAGCTCGATGCTTTTTACGGCGTTAAGACCGATGGTGTTCTTGCTTATATTCTTGACCCAGAACAAGAGTTACCAAAGATTGAACGTCAGATTGCAGCCGCAGAAATTGGTTTAGCAGCAGCGCGTCAAGGATTTTCAACTGGCAAAGACTTTGCGGCAACAGCGGAACAACTTGCTGCTCAAGGTATATCTCAAGCCGAAGCCCAAAGAGGTTATGCAACTATTGCTGACATTCTACCAGGTGCTGATAGGTTATCAGCTATCTACGGTGGAACAATGGATGTATATGGACAATCCGAAGGCGAGCAAGAAGTATTTAACTCGCTTGCATCCGCACAACGCAAGCGTAAAAGACTTACGGCTGCTGAAGTGGCAACATTTGGTGGAAGCGCTGGCTTAAACAGGACATCGCTAACTAGCCCAAAAACACCATAACAAATATAAAATAGAATCCTATGTGACCGACCAGCCCACATAGCGTAGAAGACTGGTAGTAAGAGCCAGGCTAGTTCCCCGACTAGAATCTGAGGCTTGCGATTCAAACGAATAGAAGGGTGGGTTGCTATGAGCAACAACTACTGGGATGAAGACGAAGACGACCTAGAT